CAGTTATCCACCCTCTCACAAGCCGCCACCTGCTCGACCTGATTGATAGGCAAGTGCTTGCTTGGGCGGGCCATGTAATCAGCCAGTGACACACCAGCGCCTAAATCCTGCATGGCTCTAAACATGGCTGGATAGCTTTCAAAACCGTGGGCTTTGGCAATCACCAGCAACAAGTGGTCTACGATGCTGTTGTCAGCCGCTAGCGTTCTATCTTCACTGTGGCTTAATCTCACGGCATTACAAGCCAGCGCCAGCTTGTAGAAGTGTTGGTTATAGTCGGTCATTGGTTTGCTCCTCAAAATGGTTCACGCTGTCACGCTTGGCCAAAATATCGACGCACAACATAACGCAGTCGTTGCATATATGAGCGTGCTCGTGCGCTATTAGAGTTGATGCTTTGTGCTCATCTTCCCTACAGAAATCACATACGCGCACTACTTCCTCCCTAACAGTTCTGCGGCTTGTGCGAGGGCTTTATCTATTTGCGCCTCGACTGCTTGTATCCGCATTGGCTTAACGCATGGTTTGGCTAACTCCAATGCGTCGCGCATAACCTCCACCACACCACGCCACTCAGCATCGGCTGCTGCGGTGGCCCCATGAAATCCGTAAAAAGCATTTTGGGTGTCGCCAGATTCATAAAATCCATTAGGAAGTTGCTTTATACTGTATGGCTCTGCACCTAAAATTGCCCACTGTTCAAACTGAGCCTGTATTTTATCAATTTTCTCAAACGCCTCTCTCATCTCATCACTCATCTCGACCCCCTTTTGTGTATGTGTGATAGTACAGCTATTTTTCCACTTGGCAAGTATTATTTTGCGCTTTGTAAAGTTTTAATCGCCGTGGCTTATTTCTCAGCCATTGCCAAAATGTCCGACGTTCGTAATTTGCCTCAATGGTTATAAAATCGCCATGTAATAGTACAGCGGTTTTATTCTCGCAGTTAAGTTGCACGGTAACTTCCTGACCTGCTGCGATATCACCGCCTTGCACGGGTTGACCATTGGGGTGAACCACTGTCATCAACTTATCGCGACCGACTGTAACATTATTTGGCGCGCAACTATATTTAAAATCATACATTTTACCATGTACGGTTATACAATCTTGTGTAATGGTACAGCGACTTTGATCGTCATCTGCACCAGTTGTCCAATAATTCTCAGTCATCTCACTCTCCTCGTTTGTGTAATAGTACAGCGGTTATTTTGATTCCGTCCACTTATTCGGATGATTCAAAAGGTTGGGTTTTGTAAATTCTTCATAGCGGCTATAGCCCAGAAATTGTCCGTCAATACAATCGAGATAAGGAGTAATCCAGTCCACAAATTTCTCAATTTCACCGTCATAATTCTTCAGGTTGCAAAGAATTTGTACGGTGTATTCATTCTCCCACTCGCGGGGCTTTCCGAAATAAGAATGGGGCTCTGCATCAAAATATGCGCTTCTACACCAGGCCAACATGCGCCACCTTTCACATTTGAAAAACTCATGATCCGGCATATCCTCAACACGCATCACAGCACGATTTACAAGCACGTCGAGCGCATGAAAAACTTCCTTTGGCGCATCACTTTTTAGCTTTGCGGCAAAATTAAATTCAGTATACATTCCCATCTCACTCTCCTCGTTTGTGTAATAGTACAGCGGGTTTGACCGACTGTGTAATAGTACAGCGGGTTTTACCGACTGTGTAATAGTACAGCGGGTTTTACCGCCAACCTATTGATTTATCATAGTTTTTGGCCTCGCAACTGTTGCGGCTATGACACACCATACGCCATTGCCTCATAGTTGCCCGTGTGGCGTGATGTTATACCTTGCGCATGTTACCCCCTAACCGTTGTTTGAATGATTGCCAGCGGCTTAATTTTGGGGGTGATTGCACGGGTTGCAAGGATGGATATATGACGCGGCGCACGGCTTGATCCACACGCAACGGCCAAGGCGCTGATTCTGGCAACGGCTCTATGCAATATTTGCGACAAGTGGCGCGCAACTTTGCGCTAACCTCCCGCATCTGTTGCAATGTGGCATGAGGGGGAATATCACGCACCATGACGCGCCTCTGTTACTTTACGCACAATAGCGCTAATCTGTTCGGGCGTTAATGGTTGCCAGGGTGATTGTGTCACCTCATGCGGCTTGCATCCGATAACCTCAGCAAGCGCTAGAATTGTTTGATCCGTCATAGATTGCGCCTCCTTTGCGCTCTAATAGGTGCAGCGTGTCGCAAGTGTTGTTAACGGTGAATAAATGCCACACGCTGCACAATATGGCCCGCTTGCGCTTGCCCTATGGTGAAACATGCGAAAAAAGAGGGGAGGCCGTAAAACCTCCCCCAAGTGGTGCAACAGTCAATCATCAGCAAGCCGCGCTTTGCGCCGCCGCAATTCATTCAACTGTAATTGTGCATATTTTAAAGCCGCTGCACGTGTGGCAAGCGCGCCGCCCTCGGTATATATCCGAATCTCTTTGACGCTTTTACCGTTTACCACTTCACCCTGAAAAACTAGCGCAGGGTAATAAGCTGGCAAACCCTGGTAATTGGTGCGCTTTGTCGCAATGCTAATCTGTTGCATGGTTTAAACCTCCTTAATTTATAAAAAATGTATAGTTAGAGCATTCGGCACCAAGTGGTATTTGCTCAAATGCGTCATGACTCCACAAAAATCCCGCATCTTCACACGCGACACAATCGGCAAACGATAGGCCATTCATAGCTAACCAAGTGTTAAGCGCTTTCACGTCATCCGGCTGTAAACCTGAATAGTCGCAATTGATAAGCGCACTTGCCCATGCGCTAGGTGCTGTATATGTTACTTGTTGCATGGTTTAAGCCTCCTTAATAACTTGTTTAATTCCCGCTAATGTATCGGCGGCCAAGCGTTGCCCATTAGGCGCGGTTGCGGTATAGCGTAACGCATAGCCTGGTTGCGTATTGCGCCAGATTGTTACCCCTTTATATGTGTAAATCATAATACACCCCCTATGCGTGCGCGTTGTGAATGTGAAACTTACGATGCCCCATCGCGCGGGCCATTGCGGCAAGTGCATCAGTCATGGCGCTTTCACCACGGCCCGCTATATTCTCAGACAATTGCACGCCTGCATCCGTTAAAGCATTTTGCAATGCGGCGCTTGCCTTGTGATAACCATATCCCCCTGCTTTACCGCCGCCGCTTGTGCCGATTGATCCGTGCACCCATACGCACGCATAGCAAGTTGCGCCGTTTTTGCTCCAATATATGCGAGCGATAATGACGGATTGCATGGTGTTACCCTCCTTTACATAGCGCAAGGATTGGTCCACGCGCTTATCCGTGACTAATACGGCATATTCACTAGAAAAACCGCCATTTTCTTTGCGGTTGCTGGCAATTTTGCCGGTGTGTTGTGTTTTGGTAAAAGTTGCTTTCATGACTGATTACTCCTTAGTTAGTTGCAATATGTGTTACTTGTTCGCCCGCCTTTTCACATAGCGCAACATGCACCATGTGACGCTTGCTTTTCGGTGGGTTAAATTGTGCAATTGCGGCCTGTTGTGCAGCATAACTTGATAACGCTTGCACCTCTATTTCCTTACCGTTATAAAATGCTTTGTATCCGTTCATGTTTTTACGCCTCCTTAGCGTTTAATGATTCTAGCGGGCGCATTACTAAAAACTAAGTGACTAACCGCCGCGCGGGTTAATTCTCTCAATTCTAGTAATTCACCCATTGTTAATTCCCGTTGATCACGCAATTTTAACAATTCGTTTTTGCGCTGATAACCTTCGCTTGTTTCATTCGGTGCAATGCTCATTTTATCCCCTTTTATTCTTTTGTAAATAACTGGTCGAACTGTTCTAATATATACCCCTCAAACATCGGGGGAATATTTACTCTAATATCTTGAGCGCCAGCGTCATCATGATGGATAGTGAAATATCTTAGCAAATGCGGCGCTTGTTTTTTGCACTCATTAAAAACCTTTCTTGTCATAATTTTATTTCCATCCCATAGTTGCGGCGCGGGGTGATGTGTTCCAATATAATAATCTAATCGCATGATTAACCCCCTAGTAATGAATAGTTGCGTTAAGATATCGAAGCGTCACGATCGCTTCACCTGTTGCGGCATCACGTGCAGCGCGATGCGCGGCTTTGTAATTCGTGAAGCTGTGGCGCGTTAGCACGCCTTGGCTTAAAATGGTTAGTTTATACATTGTTGCACCTCTTTAAATCCTGGGCGGTTGATTCCGCCTCATGTGATTATTTATATAGAGAAACCTTCCAAGCGGCAAGAAATATATTTGCATAAGTTGCGTTTTATTTTCTTGACAGTGTGGAAGGTTTCTCTATAATGTTTCGCCCTTGTTAATAGCTAGGGTATTGCACGGGTTGCGGCGTTTGCATTGGTTCCGGCTCAATATACCGAAAAACGCAACCCTTCACCGTTCTATAACCAGGGCGTTTATTCAGGTGCAGCGATAATTGCGAATTGCTTATCTGAAACAAATTGCACACTTCTAATTGCGTTTTATACGTCATGCCGGTTTGATCGCAATATATCAATCGCTCCGGCTTTCTGTGGTTGATCCGTTTCTGCGGCTCGTTCAAGTGTTTCACTTTACCGTTTGCATCATATTCGTAGTGTCCGTTGTAATTAAAAACTAACCCTTTCACACTCATGAAACCGGCATGACGTTTTAAGTGCTTAGATAAAGCGCTGGCGCTGATTTTAAAATACCTGCACGCATCGGCTTGATTGGTAAATATCTGACCGGTTGTTTCACACTTGATAGTCAGCACGCGGCCATTGTTTAAACCAATGGTTGAATTTATCGGCGTTGGGGGTTTCTTACTCACTAGCAGCATGTGGGCAATCTTCACCTCATTATATGTAGGGTGAAGTGATAAAACTTCTAAAAGATAATCCTTGTTTGCATCAAAAGATGGATATTGCAACGCATCTTTTATCTTGAGAATATCGACAAATTTAGAAAAACCATAAAAGATGACAGTTTCGCCATCTTTTAGGCAATATATGGCATACTTAGGAATAGTTTGCTGTGGGTTGTAAATAATACGCATGTTTTATCCTTTATTATCGTTAAAAGGGTTTATCTTTTAAGTATTGAAAAGGGTTTATCACTTTAAACAAACCCATCTTTTCAATTTATACGTGTTTTTCGTGTTTGCAAGGATTATTTTTAATTTACTAGGTTTCTAGTGGTTATATCGCTATAGAATTTTGTCATTTATATTATTATTATATTAAATATATGGTAATAACCCCATTACAACTTTTTAAAAGTGACTATGCGACTAGAAACCTAATAAAAAAAAGATAAATCTTGCAAGCCCAAAAGATAACCCGTGCAAGTGCGGGTGATGCAATTCGCAACACTAAAGGCGGGATTATATAAACCACAACTTGCATCATCTTCACCAACTGAGCAACTTGATCCACCCATGCCAATCGATCCGCTGGCATCAATCGAGCAACCTGGCAACGTCACCCCATAACCCGTGCAAAGTTTCATAATAGCGATTATGTAAAATGAGAAATTGTTGCAATTCAATAGCTTATCACCATTTACAATCTAAGGTTGTTTAAACAAGCGTTTAATATGCTGCTAACCTATTGAATTGTCGTGGATTTGCCACTGCGAATCATTCTCAGCGGGGGGCCCCTCCCCCACGTTCGCGGGCGGGGGAGGTGAATCGGAAGAATTTTGCAATTTTCCAAAAATGAAACAGACTTGACAGTCCGAACAGGTGTGGCATCTCCAACTCATGATGAGAGACACTGACTATCTCTGGTATGCCGAGGCTGGGTTACAACGAACCATGGAAGTCATATCTGAATGTCAGCGCCAGCGCCTTGGGTTTGACCTACCCCCGTGCAGAACGCCAAAGAGATGCGCGCAACGCTCGTCGTCGTTCGCGGCGCGATGCAACTCGCACTCCTAAATGAGTGCTTGACACAAACCGTACAGGTGGTAAGTTTGCTTCATGACACACCGCCAATACAACAAATGCAAAGACTGCAACAACACCCATGACGTTGAGATGCGTGTGACCAAAGGTAAGATATGGATGAGGTGGCGCACGAACCACCGTGCTACCGCCGCGCGCAGAAAGCACGAGAGTTGACAGCCACCCACACATCAAGTATTATGACACGATGACGGAGCAAATTAGTACCCCTGCGCGAGCATACGACCTGCTTGAGCCACATGAACGTGCGGCGTGCGAGGATTATGCGCGATATGCCATCAATCAGGCGCGGTTCAACCGTACCCGTATCTACCACCAGCTAAATCAGCCGATACCCTCCGAGTACGTCCGGCGCAGTAAAGGCGTGCTGGCTAAACCTCTCGCCCGTGCCGCAGTTGCGGAACTCATTAAAGCCGCCGCAGATGCGGAGGATTTATCGCCTGATCGGATACTTAAAGAACACCGTGTCATCGCGTTCAGTAACATTGCGGATTATCTGTATAAGTTGCCGATGGGTGACGTGGCGGTAAAGCCGTTGGATGAGATTCCGCGCGAGTTGCTCGCAGCGGTTAAGTCGATGAAAACAATTCCGAGCATGTACGGTATTCGCACCGAGATAACCATGCAGGATAAGCAGCAGAGTTTGAAGGTGTTGACTGAGTTGAGTGGACTCGTAGCGCCTGATAAACCCACCCCACTTGCTGAGTATCTTGGCCCGAAACAGACCGCGCAGGAGGCTCTCACGGCTGTACCAGAACAAGCCTACGTGCAGTTGCTTGAGTCTCAGAAATCATGCGTGACCTGATAACATGGCGCGGTGAAACAACTACATCAGTCGTTGCCACCGAGCGACCTCGCGCGCTCACACGCATGGAATGGCCTCCAAATTATGATGCGGTGTTTCGGTGGCGCATTGATACACTGAAGCGACTCAATTCAGACCCTAAACTCCTCGCAGCCAGTAAAACCTATTACGCCTCTCGACCGGCTGAGTTTATTATGGATTGGATGGATACCTATGACCCGCGTAAAACGAGTCAGAAGTGGATGCCGTTTGTATTTTTCGAGAAGCAGGTACAGTTGGTGGAGTTCTTCGAGTCGCTCGACCACGATCAGGAGTCAGGACTGATTGAGAAGTGCCGTGACATGGGAGCCACATGGGTTGCGTGCGCATACAGTATATGGCGATGGTTATTTATCCCTAACGATGCGATAGGATGGGGTAGCCGTAAAGAGGCGCTGGTCGATAAGTTGGGTGATGCGGATAGTATTTTTGAGAAGATGCGACTGTTGATAAATCGCCTTCCGCGCTGCTTCGTCCCGAAAGAGTTTAACGCTGCGCGGCACGCCACGTATATGAAATTGAAGAATCCTGAGAATGGCTCGATTATATCAGGTGAGGCGGGGGATAATATCGGTCGGGGTGGTCGTAAGAGCGCGCAGCCTTTAGACACCCCCGTCTTGACACCTTCTGGATGGACTCAGATGGGTGATATAGTTATTGGAGACGAAGTGATTGGAGCAGACGGTAAAGCCGTTAAGGTGATAGACATAAAAGATCACGGTTTCAGAGATGTTTATCGTGTTGAGTTTAGTGATGGAACCAGCACTGAGAGTGATTTAGAACACTTATGGGAAGTTGAACAACGTCTTGGGAAAAGATTTAAGAAGGTTGCAAGTCTCGAAGAAATAATGAAGGACTATTTATATGTCAACCCTTCAGGTCAGAGACAATACAGGTGGCAGATAAAAACGGTAGAACCCATTGTATTCAACGGTATTAAAAAAGGTTACGCATTAGACCCATACATTGTTGGAGCGTTGTTAGGAGATGGCTCAGTCGGAGCAGTACCAAAACAATGCCCGCGTGTAACATCCGCAGACCAGGAAGTTTTAGACGAGATTTCTAAATTACTACCGGAAGGATGCGCGCTGATACATTCTTCAAAATATGATTATAGAATAGTTGATGTTCGTGGTCGTCAAGGAAATAAAAAAGATAAGAAAAGTCGCGCTCGCATTGCGGTTGTTAAATCTGGTATTGCGGGTATGAGGTCGGAAAATAAATATATTCCTGACTCTTATAAGTTTGGTTCAAGAAATACCAGACTCGCCATGCTTCAAGGATTGATGGATACTGATGGTTCCGCATCCGGTGGTGTTGCAAGTTTTCATTCGACCTCGGAGAAACTCGCAAAGGATGTTCAATTCCTTGTTCAGAGTTTAGGTGGGACTGCCACTCACAATGTGAAACCCGATAAGCGCGGGTACAGAGATGTTCATGTCATTCATCTGAGATTACACCCTTCATTGCCTGTTTTCAGACTCAGTAGAAAATTAAAACAGATTCGTGTGAAAAAGCAGGAGATTGCTCGCGGTATTATAAAAATTGAGAAGTCTCGAAACACTGAAGTTCGCTGCATAACTGTAGAAAATAAAAACGGTCTTTACCTCGTAAACCATTGTATTATAACGCATAATTGTTACTTTAAGGATGAAGCGGCACATTATGAACGTCCAGACAAAATTGAGGCAGCGCTTGGGGATAATACCAACGTGCAGATTGATATATCTTCGGTGAATGGTCTCGGTAACGTATTCCATCGCCGTGCAGAACAGGCGTTGATGTGGGAGCCTGGGAAATCGTACCCGCGCGGATTCGTGCGCAAGTTCATCATGGATTGGCGTGACCACCCCGCTAAAACGCAAGAGTGGTACGAGGCGCGCAAGGCCAAAGCAGAGCGTGAGGGTATGCTTCACCTATTCGCGCAGGAGGTTGATCGTAACTACTCCGCCGCCGTGCAGAACGTCATAATTTCCCATGATTGGATAATGGCATCGGTCGATGCACATCTGAAAGTGCCATATTTGCGCGCTGAGTATGAGCGCCGGTTGCGCGAGAATGGATCACTTGGTCAGTGGATAGGTGGTCTCGACGTGGGTGATAGTCAGGATGGCGACCGTAACGCCCTCACCCTCCGCGAGTGGATAATCTGGCGCAGTGTGGAGGAGTGGGTCGCGCGCGATACCGGTGTCACGGCGCGCATGGCTATCGAGCGTTGCCAGCCCTATGCGGGTAACATTGAGGTGATGTACGACTGCATCGGTGTCGGCGCGGGTGTTAAGACTGAGTATAACCGCCTGACGTTGGACGACCATATCATCGACCCTCGCATGGTTCCGTTCGTACCGTGGAACGCTGGCGCTGAGGTGTTGCGTAAGTTCGACAGGGTGATACCGGATGATGACGAGTCACCCATGAATAAGGATTTCTACGATAATATGAAGGCTCAGGCGTGGTGGTCACTACGGACGCGGTTCTTCAAGACGTTCAAGGCTGTGACAGAAGGGGTGGTTTACCCCTGTGATGACCTTATAAGCCTTGACAGTTCGATGAGTTTACTATTAACTCTGGCAAAGGAACTAGCGCAACCGACACGGGGAACCTCTGGGCGATTGAAAATGATTGTCGATAAAAAACCAGATGGTACAAGGTCGCCAAACCTCGCGGATAGCGGCGTGCAAGCGTTCTTCCCAATTCCGACGAATGGGCAACATGCGATAGTGGGGACTTATGGCTAATGAGAAACATCCACTGTTGAAGCGTGGTCGTGACATTGAAGCAATGATGCCGTATTGGGATCAGGTCGATACCATCATAGAAGGTTATCACGCGGTCAAGGCTCGTGCGCAGGATTTTCTTCCCATGTTTGCCGATGAGAATGCTTCAGATTACGAGAACCGATTAAAGTTTACGAAGTTCACCAACATCTATCGTGATACACTTGAAGGTCTCGCTACCAAGCCGTTTGAGGAAGAAATTTCCATTGTAAAAGGTGATGGAGGTAAAATACCTCATGAACTGCATGAGTTCATTGAGAATGTGGACGGTGCTGGAAACAACATCACCATGTTTAGTTCGCTGACCTTCTTTGAGGGCATCAATGATGCAATCAGTTGGATATTTGTTGATTATCCTACGGTTGACACGAGCGCGCCATTATCGGTTGCCGAGGCGAAAGCTAAAAATCTGAAGCCGTTTTGGTCGCATGTAATTGCCCGCAACGTCCTTGAGGTTCGGACTAAAATGTACGGATCCAAGGAGATGTTGTCATATATTCGGTTGCTTGAGCCGGAAACCGATACAGGGCCGGAGCATGTGCGTGAACTTTTCCGTGACGACAACGGTTTAGTGACATGGAAACTTTGGCAAAAGAATAATACTCCTGGTGTCGAACTAGAACAACAATTCTTGCTAGTTGATGAGGGTACACTAAGTGTAGATGTTATTCCGCTGATACCCTTCATCACCGGTCGCCGCGATGGACGGACGTTCAAACTTTATCCCGTCATGCGTGATGCGGCTGATTTGCAGATTGATCTCTACCAAGATGAATCAGCTTTGAAATTCATCAAAATGCTGGCTGGATACCCGATGCTGGCCGCGAATGGTTTGAAGCCGGAGAAAGGCCCAGATGGGCAACCGAAGAAGGTCGCCACCGGCCCAATGCGCGTGCTGTATGGTTTACCCGATGGTGCAGGTGGTCACGGTGAGTGGAAGTATATCGAGCCTAACGCAAACTCAATGGAGTTTTTGCAGAAAAGCATTGCTCAGACGAAGCAGGATCTACGTGAACTTGGTCGCCAACCACTCACCTCGCTATCGTCCCAACTGACGAACACCACGACTGCTATTGCCGCTGGTAAGGCTAAATCTGCTGTATCGGCTTGGGCGCTTGGTTTGAAAGATGCGCTTGAGAATGCGCTCAAATTGACCATGCAGTACATGGGTGTGGACTACGAGCCGCGTGTAAACGTCTATACTGGTTTCGACAATGTGACAGATACCGGCAAGGACGAGGAAATACTTCTCAAGGCGCGTGAGAATGGTGACATTTCGCAAGAGACGTTCCTAAGCGAATTGAAACGCCGCAAGGTACTTTCGCCTGAGTTTAATTTTGAAGATGAGAAAAAGAAACAACTCGATGACATTCCGGTCGATGACACAATTATTGACCCACAGATTCCTAGCGATGCACAAACTTAAACCCACTAGGAGCATTTATGAAAGTAACTAAGTCACTATTAGCGTTGATCGCCGCATACGATTCCGGCACTCCAGGCTGGAAAAAAGACGACAATGGCAACATCGTCCTCAAGGATGGAAACCCCGTTTATGTCACCACCAGCGGTCAAGAGCAAACCGTAGATGGTACGACCATTTCAGCTAAGAACGCTGAAGCGAAGCAACACCGCGAACGCGCTGAAGCGGCTGAAGCGAAGTTGAAAAACTTTGACGGTCTTGACCCTGAATTGGCGCGTAAAGCAATCGACACCGTTGGTAAGATTGATGCGAAAACTCTCATTGATGCTGGTAAAGTTGATGAAGTGAAAAAGCAAATCACCGATCAGTTTACCGCACAGTTGACTGAGCGTGATAAACTTTTGGCGCTACGTGATAGTGAAATCGTAGACATGAAGATTAGCGGCATCTTCAAGGATTCCGATTTCCTTCGTGATGGTATCGCCGTACCTCGTGATTTCGTGGAGTCGGCATACCGCAGCAACTTTAAGATTGAAAACGGTAAAGTCGTTGCATACGATAAAGCCGGTAATCAAATCATGTCGAAAGAGCGCCTTGGCGAATTGGCTACGCCAGATGAAGCACTGCGTCTTTTGGTCGAGTCCCGCGCAGATAAAGACCTCATCATGAAGGCTGACGTTGGCAACGGTTCTGGTAATGGCGGCGGCGCGGGTGTTCGCGGCAAAGGAAACGTGCTCAAGCGTTCTGAGTGGGAGAAATTGGCTCCCGCACAACAAGCCGAAGCTGCTGCGAAACAAGCAAGTGGTGAATTGAAAATTGTCGATTGACGTGAATAAAATACTGTAATATACTCCATACTGCATCGCTATTGGATGATACGGTGCGCTCCGAGGTTGGATGACCTTTATTTTTGGTTAATCATAATCGGTGCGTACCGTATCTCACGATGAGAGTGGACACCGGTTCAACTTAAAGGTGTCACTCATGAAAAAATATAATATTTTGTCGGTTGCGGCATACGCCAACACCCTCACCGGTCTCATTGGTTCGCTTTACGCTGGTATGAATGAAGTATCGCGCGAAGCCGTTGGTTTCATTCCTTCGGTTACTCGCAACACTTCGGCAGAGCGCGCAGCGGTCAACCAAGCTGTTACCTACCCTATCGCTCCTTCGCTGACCAGCAGCAACATCACTCCTGCTATGGCGATTCCTGAGCCTACCGATCGCACGATTGGTACTGGTTCTATCACCATCACCAAAGCAAAATGCGTTGAGTTTGGTTTCGTTGGTGAAGAACAACGTGGTCTGAACAATGGTGTTGGTTTCTCGCAAGTTCAAGCTGATTTGTTTGCTGAAGGTATTCGTACCCTCGTAAACGAAATGGAAGTTGACCTCGCTGTTGAAGCTGCTGCAAACGCTTGCCGCGCTTTCGGTACGGCTGGTACGACCCCCTTCGGTTCCAACGTTGGTGATGCTGCTCAGATGCGTAAGATTCTGATCGACACCGGCGCACCTCTGACCAATCTTTCGGGCGTTATTGATAGTTCGGCTGGCGCAAACCTCCGCACTCTTGCTAACCTGACTCGCGTAAACGAGGCTGGTACGAGCATGACTCTGCGTGACGGTGAGTTGCTGAATCTTGCTGGTTTCTCGATTAAAGAATCGGCTGGCATTCAGACCATCACTAAAGGTACGAACAACGGTTCGGCATCGACCAACAACGCCGGTTACGCAGTTGGTTCGACCACCTTTACGCTTGCTTCGGCTGGTACGGGTACGATTCTGGCGGGTGATTACATCACTTTCGCTGGTGACTCGAACAAGTATCTTGTCACTTCGGGTGATGCAGACGTGTCGGGCGGTGGTTCGATCACGATTGCTGAACCTGGTATTCGTATCGCTATTGCTGCGTCGAACACCGTCATCACGACTGTCGGTACTTCGGCTCGCAACATCTTCTTCCCACGCAGCGCAATTCACCTCGTAACCCGTGCGCCAGCACTGGTGAATGGCGAAGATGCTGCTGACGAGAGCATGATGCTGACCGACCAACGTTCGGGCATGTCCTTTGAAGTGCGTGTTTACAAAGGGTATCGTAAGACGCGTTACGAAGTGGGTGCTGCTTGGGGTGTTAAAGCCGTTAAGCGTCAACACATCGCTGCGCTGCTTGGTTAATTCTCCTAGTGTGTAACGAGGTTCCCCGTGGTTGGATGCTCCCTGACCACGGGGAATTACCGAATGAGGTAAGGCGATGGATACCCCCCTGAGAATAGAAGTTGGTCGTGCATACAGGGTTACGGTGTCAAACGATTTAAATGCGCTACGCAGTTCGGCGCAAATCTGGCTTTTATCAGCTAATGCTCAAAGTACGCTTTACAAGACTCTTGGCGCTGGAGAAGAGTATGTTCTCGGCCCCTATGTAAATACCACAAGTTTCAGAATTGAAACCACAGGTATTGTAACCATTGCACCTGCTGGGGATGAATTTGGCACGCCGACAAAGATTTCCGCAATTGATAAGGTCGCGCCCTACAACGTGCTTGCGCCAGAAGATTTTGGCTGTAAGGGAGAATACGAAGCGCGTTCTCAGGGAATTTGGGATGGCACTCATTTCAGTGATACGTTTTTCAGATTTGAACAGAAGCATATCGGTTGGTCGTTCTGGCAAGACGGAAACCTCAGAACTATTGTAGGTGTTACAGCAGATGGTAAGGCACGCGTAAGCCCTGACGGTTACGGTTCGACAGGTATCAACTGGCGTATTCGCGGTCAGAATGATACGCCATACATGCAAGCGTTTCTAAACGCACTCAGCCCAGACTATGATGAAGATAATTTGAGCAATGTATTTGCCGAACCAGTCCGTGATTTGAACGGCCCTTTGAAATTTGGAAAGGTTGGTATACTTACTGCTGGTAAGACTTATCCCGTCACCAATACTTCAGCAGAGTATAGCGGCGGCAAACTTTCGTGTCTCACAGTGCGGCGGCGCACATCCGTAACAACGATTGGCCTTGGTGAGCACACCGCGACAATTGTTGCCAGCCCAGGAACTTACGGTCACGTACTGAGTAATAAAATATCAGCATCAGATTTCCCTGATTCCGTAGAACTCAGCAACTTTACAATCAGTGGTGACGGTGGATTTTCTTCAAATTCATTAAATGGGCTACATTGGGAGACACCTTACGGAAACTACAGCAAGGTTGACCCCTTCCCTCGTTTCTACAATCTACGGGTGGAGCGCGCAAAACAGCATGGTTATTACTTTGAAGGTAAAGGTGAAGTAAAAATACGCGACTGTGACGCTTTCAACTGTTCAGGTTACGGAATGTTCTTGACAGGTCAGTATGACGTTTCCGTGATGGGCGGTCAGTTTGGTGGAAACAGTAAAACAGGTTTCCGCGTAGATTCACCTGGGCCGATTCAGGTGACGGGTATAAAATCATTCTATAACGGTAGCGCTGGCGGCTCGAATGATGAGGATTGCGCGGGTATTGTGCTGGAGTGTTTGTCGGGCGATACTCATGTCGGTGGCGGATTCCTATACAACTTTCAGAGCCAAGAATCGCGCGGTGCAGGGGTGGTAGTAAAGATTAGAAACTGTCAGATATACGGACAGGTACAAGACCCTAATCGTTCCACCATCGGCGCGGCGGGTGGTAGGCCGACCGTAAAAGCGGCAGTGTATATCAAAGGGTCTTATGCGTGCGGTAACGATTTCCATCTATTTGTGAACCCTGCGTTGACTGAATACGCTAGCCCGAACTGGCCCGCTGATACCAACATCGTGCATATTGATGGAGACGACCCGTTTGTCAGCGCAAACGGCGGCCCGCAAAACAACCGTGGCGACATATACTATCCGAAAGATTTTATTCTGCCTGGCGGCGGGACAATGTATGGTATCCAATTCACCGGCACGGGAACGCCTTTCTCTGGTGGCGGTACGGTGAATGGAAAGAACACCGAACTAAAGATTAACGGAGTTGCGCTCACATGAAATTGATAGCACAAACACGCATCGTCCATGAAATTGAGCAACTTCAAAAAGAAGTTGAAGACGTTATTCGTCGTGAGATGGTCAGACACTCACCTGATGAAATTGAATCAATGGTGGTCAGCATGAAGCCTATCATCAAAGAAATCACGCAAGTGAATGATCCGATGAGTCATGACAAATGGAATGTTGTCTGCATCCTCGATGGAGTGGACAAAGCAATATTCCTCTGGGACAGTAAATCACTTGAAGCGGCTGTATCAGAACTGCGTCATGACATATTCAGCAAACTGAGTAAACTAAGAGGTAGATTTTATGTTTGAGAACTCGATCAATATTCAAGGTCAGTCAGCGATTTCCCTATCTGTATCAGGAACGGGCGCACAGACTCCGACTAAATTGACACAAGGTGTTTACGATGTTTGGAGCGATGTTGATGTATTCATCAAAGTAAGTCAGACCGCTGCTTCCGATGTGACTACTTCAAACGGCTACAAGATTGCAGCAGGTAATGTCGTACCCGTCCAAATTACTTCAGACTCTTTCCTCGGAGCAATTGCTGGTGGCGCTGGAACATTAAAATATCACAAGGTTGGTTAATGCGTCGTATCCGACAATCATCAGGTGGTTACAGCGTTCGTTCGCGTGGTCGGTTTAATTTGACTTCCGCACCTACTGCGTTGACCCTCGACCTTATCGCCACGCAGCCAGCGGCGGCTTATAGCTTGCGCAAAATACGTTCTTCTTACAGCGGCTCTTGTTTGCGCATTCGGCGTTCAAGCGACAACGCAGAGCAGGATTTTGGGTTTATTGGCGCAGATTTAGATACTGCTGGCATAGCGTCTTTTGTAGGTGGTGGCACTGCGTTTATGGTGCGCTGGTACGACCAGACAGTGAATGCCAATAACGCTGCGCAAACAGCAGACATCACCAAACAGCCAATCTATACAGATACCAAACTAACGCTTGATGGAACGAACGATTTACTAAACCTGACTTCTACGATTCCGCAAACGACAGGCTATACTATATTTACGTCGATGCGATTGGCCGACACCGCTACCACTAAGGGCATTGTTTCTGGTTCTGGAGGCTCGTTGTATTTGCGCGCAGGGACGACTGAGGGGTTTGCAATTGTAAGGCAGGGGGCTGCCGTACTTCTTACGGGCGCAAGCACTGGCCTACTTTCCAAAACTGTGACCCGCTTCCGTTCTTTCAGCACTGGTAATAGCATCCACATTAACGGGGTAAGCGATGGCAGCAATGCCACCAATAACGCCCTAACAGCCGGAGTCAGCCAGATGTTCGCCGGAACTAGCGGCGGTGGCGATTTATTCGGCGGCGACGCACAGGAAATTTTTATCTATGTGGATGACCTGAGCACTGCGGATAGCAACACAATCGGTAGCAATATGGCAACTTTTGCCGGAACCAGTTGGACAAATATTTAACACTTGCCAAATAACGCAGGTTGGTGTAACTTTCACACTGGTTAATTTCAAGGAGATTAAAATGACCGATGTTCTTCCAACAGTGAAAGTCCTCAACGAAAAGGGCGAACCAGTAATCATCAATCTTAGCGACTATGACGCAAAGGTTCATAAACTTGCCCTTGACCCACTCACACCGCTGAAACCGCTTGAGCCAGTGGATGCTCCTACTCTTTTCGGTAGTTCGGTTCAACCCGCTAGTTGGAATCTTCCCGATGGCTCCGTCCTACAGTTGAGTGACGTTGTAGCTGAGGCACATAAGCGCAGCGGTACGACCGTTGAGGGTTGGAATTCTTTGACGCAGGATGAGCGCGAGAAGTGCATCGCCAATATTGTTGAGGAACTCGTACCGTTCGAGTCTGGTTTCAGCGTAAAGAAAAAACGCACAAAAAGTGGTTTCATGTTTGTCGTCGTTGACAAAAACGGAAAAGCAGCGAGTGAAGAATTTGAAACTGAAGAACTTGCTACGGATCACATCAAGGTTATTGAAGGTCGGTAGTCATGACCATTTACGGTAGCGCAGCGGGCTTTGACGACTACTTCACGTCACGTGGGAAAGATATCCCAGGTACATGGACGACCCCAGATATTGAGGCTGGATTGCTCGTTGCCTCCGAATGGATTGATGGAATCTATGGTTCTACATTTGTTGGATACAAGACGGGTGGATTCACTCAAGACCGTGAATGGCCTCGCACAAACGCCACGATTGTTGAGAATACCAAACTCTACACCTTCGATACCTCGTCCTACATGGATGGGCCTTCATACACGTTTGCGGTTGATGAAATTCCAACACGGGTTATTAACGCAACGTATGAGGCGGCTTTCCGTCATCTGACAACGCCTTGGTCGTTGGAGACTGATTACACGCCTGGTAAATACAAATCTGTGTCGATTGATGGCGCTCTTGCGGTTGAGTACAATCAAATCAACAGTTACACTGAGGTTCAGCTTCAAATTGGCGCAGTTGATCGTCTTATTTGGCCTTTACTTGAATCGAGCCTTGGCGGTGGTATGAGCAGTTTATCAGGTGGGTCGTCTCGCGTATGAGCATTTATGACGAGTTGAAACCCCTTGCTGCGGAAATCCTCGGAGAGTTCAAACAGGGTACTATAAAACTTGTTTCTCGTGCGGCGGGTACGGGGCCGATTGATAATCCAGGCTCGGCTACAGAAACTGAGACAACGCTGGACGCGGTGGCAAAGGGTGTGACATTCAAATATGTCAAGGATGGTTTTGCGCTTTCAAGCGACCTCATTGTGACCTCAGCAGTCGTTGAGGGTGTGACACCGACGAAAGATGATTTCATTGACATTGATGGAACACGGTATAAGATTGTAGAGGACATTAGCCCACCGGCTGCGGGTACTCGCGTAGTGTGGAAATTCATCGTCCGTAAGTGAGGCGATATGACAGTTTATTCCAGCCTCGATCAGATTATCATTCTCTCGATACCTGAAGTTCAAAAGATATTTCTCGAAGTCATGCAGAAGATGGTAGACCGTGCCGCGATAACCGAGATGGTTGCGGCTATCGAGTCGAATGACCCTGAACGGTTGTTTAGAGCGACAGGATTTAGTAGCGCGGCACTCAATCCAATATTGGATGCGATAGAGCAAGTGTATCTCGATGCCGCCGAGACCAGCGCCGCAACCTTTCCGAAACGGATACGCACCCCGACAGGATTACTGATGTTCCAGTTTGATATGCGTAATCCTCGCGTCGAGGAAGATTTGAAGCGGTTCTCTAGCGCGCTTGTCACTCGGATCACTGATGAGGCGCGGGATAACGTGCGTGAGATTCTTCAGCAGGGTATGGTAGCTGGTAAGAACCCGCGTAAAACAGCGCTCGATATCGTTGGACGAATTGACCCTGTGACGAAAAAGCGCGTTGGTGGTGTGATTGGTTTGACCAATAATCAAACCAGATGGGTACAAAATACGGAACGCTATCTCAGTAGCCTAGATCCAACCTACTTCAACCTCAAGCTGCGAGATAAGCGGTTCGACAGCATCGTGAAGAAAGCCATCACCGGTAACAAACCGTTAAAGAATGAAGATGTTGAGAAGATTGTCACCGCCTATAAAAACCGCGCTTTAAAATATCGCGCCGAGACCATTGCTCGAACTGAGACGATTCAATCATTGAATCGCGGTGAATATATGGCCGCAATGGAAGTAATTCGTGAGGGCGGGCTATCCAGCGATGCCATTCGCAAGTATTGGGACGATGTAGGCGATGGCCGCGTCCGTCATACCCATCGGATGATGGCCTCTAAATATAGCAGTGAAAAGGGAATACCGGTCGATCAACCCTTCGAGTTTGCGAACGGTATGAAAATGATGTATCCTGGTGATTCAACACTCGGTGCGGATGTTGGCGAGATTGCCAACTGTCGTTGCGCTCTGAGAATGAAGGTAGATTTCTTATCTGGGGTTGAATAATGGCTTTGACAGATTTGAAAACTCAGATGGATGCGATAGTCATTCGCACTGAGGAACGCATGCTGGCTGTCACAAAGCAAGCCATTTACGATACAATCGATGAGGCGCAAAAGCCGCGTGCCAAGGGTGGCAGAATGCCGGTAATTACGGGCTTTTTGCGTCGTACTGGCATATCGAGTCTTAACACTCCGCCTTCTGGCCCAATACGCGGAGATAGAGACAAAACTTACACATGGGCTGAAGATAGCGTTTTGAGCATTTTGACCAGAATGAAAATTGGTGACGTTTTTTACTTCGGTTGGAGCGCGATATATGCTAGAAAACAGAATACGCGGCATGGTTTTTTAGATGCGGCACTGATGAATTGGCAACGCAATGTGGACGCGGCAATTGCTGTGTTTCGTAAGAAAGACGGTAAGTGATGGAAAAGTTTATACTTGAGGCGTTGCAGAAGGGTTTGATAGCTGCCATAGCAGCTAGTACCGCGCCAACCCTGCCGGTCAAGATGGTCGGGCGTAATTTCAAACCACCGATTAGCGGCGGCTGGCTCGAAGTAATACAGATGCCGAACAACATCACTGATGAGTTTTGGAACACTGGTAAGACCCATCGTGGTATTCTCCGCCTTCTATTCATGTACCCAATGGAAGATGTTGGCGCATATCCAGCACTTACGGTAGCTGAATCAGTTGCTTCGTACTTTACCAAGGGTTTGAAACTCAATGATCCGGCGAATACCGTCACCGTGCAAATCATGGACAACCCCGACTTCAAAGGGGTGATTGAGGAAGCGCCGAACATGATGCTCCCCATTAGCATTCGCTACCAATGTTTCAAGGCTTGACAAGACCTCATTTTTCGATGTATTCTCTTAGGGCGAAGGATTGGATAGTCTGAAGCGCTCCAAGGTTGGATGACCTTTTGTTTTGAAAACACAAACAAGGGTATCTCCATGAAAAACGTCCTCATGATTGCCGCGTATGCCAACGCAAACGCCGCCTCAAAAATTTATGTTTCTTCGACTTCTGTTGCCGATGCTGATTTGCTTCAGGCAGATTATGAACTTCTCACTTGGGTAGAAGTTGGCTCAGTTGGCAGCCGTGGTGAGATGGGTAAAAATACGAACATGCTTTCGTATAACACTTGGAACACCAACGTAATTCAAAAAGCTAAGGGTATGACCGACGCTGGTACGGTTGAACTCGAAGTAGCACGCATCCCAACCGATGCAGGTCAAACGATTCTGCGCGCTGCTGCGGCTGTTGGTAACAACAACAACTATGCGTTCAAAGAACTTCGTTCTGATGGCCCTGTTGGTGGTGTCGGTACTGTCATTTACAACCGTGGTCTAGTAAGCGGCCCTAAACGCCCTGGTGGTCGTAACGAAGATTTCGACCTCGAAGTGTTCACCCTTGGTTTCCAACAAGAGGAAGTCGTCGTTGCTCCATCGAGCGCAGGTACGGCTCCTTACGTTACCGCAATCCCAACCCTGTCCGGCACGTTTACTGTTGGTCAGACCATCACTCTTGCCAACGGCACATGGGCCGGTGATGCAACTATCACTTACGCTTATCAGTGGTACGCAAACAACGTCCTCATCAGTGGCGCGACCGCAAGCACCTATGTATTGCTTGCTGCGCAATCTGGTAAGCGCATTACCGGTCGTGTGGTTGCGAGCAACTTGTCAGGTAGTGCATCCGCACAAACCGCGCCAAGCGCCGCAGTATCTTAAAAATCTGGGGCGGTGTAAAAGCCGCCCCTTCAACCCAACCCATTTTAGGAGCAAAAAATGGATATCAGTACCCTCGTCCCGTCCGAACGGATTGTGGAAATTGTTTCACCCGCCACCAAAGCACCACTCGGTATTCGCGTGACGGTCATGCACATTGATGACCCTCGGTTGAAAACTCTCAAGCGTAAACTTCAAGATGAACGTCAGCGCCGTGAACAGCGCGGTAAAATCATCAGCGCTGAAATGCAAGATGAAAACCTTAGTGAATTGACGTTTGCCACCATGACCGGCTGGGAATGGTACAATCCGACAGGAATGAAAGGTGAGAAGGGTTACAATCCCGACAAGGAACCTAAATTTGAAGGTAAAGTGCCAGATTTCAATAAGGCAAACGTCTTTGCAATGTTTGAAAAACTTCCTTGGTTCCGCGACCAGATAGGAGAAGCGGTTAGCGAAACCGAAAGTTTTTTTCAACTTTAAGGGGTGAACTTGTCGATGCCATTCGCACGTTCGTCCGGTATGAAACACCCGACAAAGACGGTCTAACTCGTAGAGAGCGAAATCAGCGATTTGGTGAATTGTCTCCACAATTGATAATTCCTGAATCGGGCGACTATTTGTGGGAGTTGTATCATCGGCTGCATCGGTCAATTCCGAGAGTGTCGGACGGGTATTATCGGTTGATACCACCCACTGAGTTTGAATGTTGGTGTCGCCTCACAGGAACGCTTGTTTATCCCACGGAATATGATATTCTAGTGGCGATGGATCGAATGTACTGTGAGGAAGCAAACAAGGAACTCGATGCCGACCGTGAACGCTCTCAGGAAGAAGCAAAGGCCAAGAAATGACCGAGATTGCAGACATTGGTTTTCGAGTAAATACCGCCGACCTTGAGAAAGGTACTACCGGTTTGAATAAACTCGCGGCGGCTGCTGTGGGTGTTGATAGCGCGAACATGAAGATGGCGAAATTGGCGGAGGCTGCTGGTATCTCGGTCGCCCGTGCCGCCAAGATTGCAGCGGATGCCGAGTATAAGAAAGCGCAAGCATTGCGCGCAAACCTCATTGCTTCTGGTAATGCTTCGCGTGAAGAACTCAAGGCCGCGCGAAATGCTGAACTTGCGGCAAATGCTAAACTGAAACAGGCGCGTGAAGTCGAGGCAAATACAAAGCGCTTGAACGCTGAATCTGAAGCACTTCGTCGTAATAATGCGCTACAAGTCGCCTCCACCCGTCCAACCAATAGAATTAGCGCAATCGCTTCGCAAGGGACGCTCGCAGCGGCTCCTATTGCGCGCGACATGATGCCGAACCGATTTAATACGGCCAACATTGCTGCGCAGTTTCAAGATATCGGTGTTACCGCAACAATGGGCATGAACCCGATGATCATCGCACTTCAACAGGGTACGCAGTTGAGCGCAATCATGAACTCGATGGAAAGCCCGCTTAAAGGTATCGCGTTAGCATTGCGTTCAGTGTTCAACGTCACTTCCCTACTCTCCATAGGTTTCGTTGGCGTTATCGCCGCATTGATTCAATTCGTTGATTGGACAAAGGTTGGTAAAGCCGTGCTGAATGGTCTAGCTGACGCAATTGAATTTGCCACCCCTTACATATTAGGGTTGGCAACTGCGCTTACGCTTCTCTACTCTCGGACGATTATCGCAGGTATTGCTACTTTGGCGACGACGATATTCAACCTTGGTGTCACAGCCCTAGTTGCTGGTGGTAAAATGGCTATGGCGTGGGTAATCGGCATGGGGCCGGTAGGTTGGGTCATTGCAGGAGTCGTTGCTGTAGGAGCAGCGTTTCAAGCATTGGGAGTCGATATTGTTGGCTATATTAAAAGCGCCATGAACACTGTGGTTGGAATCTTTGCTTTTGCGTTGAATAAGATTTCCGAACTTGTGAATAAAACTCTCGATAAGATTTCCGAGTATAAAAAAATCGTAAGCATGATTCCAGGTGTTGGTAACGCATTAGGTGTTGCAGGTGAAGCGGCTGGAAATTCACGTCTCGGAAATGTCGTGCAACCAGGCACGGAATTTACCACAGATTATATCGGTGACGTTGGTGATTTTGCGGATAACGCAGCATCCAGTTTTGCTAAGAAGTTGAGAAAATATGCAGCAGGTATGGGACAGGGTGATGGCAAAGGCGCTAAATCAAAAAAAGACCCTTGGGAAGAACTCGTTGGTGACGCACAGCGAAAGATAACCGTCCTGAAGGCTGAACAAGCTGCTATTGGTATGACCGAACAAGCCGCAGCTAAGTTACGCTACGAAACAGAATTGCTCAATGAAGCGCAGCAGAAAGGTATTATTCTCGATCAAGAGAAGCGCACAAAAATTGAAGAACTCGCTTCAGGTATGGCGAACGCTGAAATCGAAACAAAACGTCTCAAAGAAGCGTATGATTTTCTGCGCGATGCCTCCAAGAGTTTTGTGAGTGACCTGCGTTCCAGTTTGAACGAGGGTAAATCACTTTGGGAATCTTTCGGAAATGCCGTAAAGAATGTCATTGACAAAATGCTCGATAAAATCATCGGCAGTCAGATAGAGAGTATTATCGGATCGCTCGTGCCATCAGGCGGTGGTGGATTACTCAGCAGCTTCGCAAGCATTCTCAGTGGTGGAATCGGTAGCGGTGGAGGTATCGACAGCGCTATTGCATCTTCGATTGCCAACAACCCTTCTATCTACGCAAAAGGTGGCGCGTTCAATAACGGTCTGATTCCGTTCGCCAACGGTGGCGCATTCACAAATAGTATCGTCAACAGCGCCACACCTTTCGCTTTCGCCGGTGGTGGCGCATTTGGTGTAATGGGCGAGGCTGGCCCAGAGGCGGTCATGCCGTTACATCGCGGGCCAGATGGGTCTTTGGGCGTGCGCACGAGTGGTGGCGCAGCCAACGACAATGGCGCATCGCAGCAAAATGTCACCTATGTCATCAATGCACCAGGCGCTAGCAAGGCTGACCTTGAATCAGTGAAGCAAACCATCGTCGCTTTGGCTGGCCCAGGTCGTATTGAGGAGCGCGTTGCAATCGCACAGGCGAGGAACGTCCTATGACGACATATCCTGTAGAAATGCCCACGGTTGGTGGTCTTGAGTCAATCGTGCTGATGATGGAGTTTGTCAACTCAGTATCAAAAAGCCCGTTCACTCTCGAAAGTCAGGTTTACGATTGGGGCGGCATGGGTTGGAAAATTGACGCAACTCTCCCGTCGCAAATGAAGCGTGATACAGCCGAAGAATGGATAGCCTTTGCGCTTTCATTGAATGGTCGTAAAGGAACATTCTTAGCTGGAGACCCCTCCGGTAAGACACCTCGTGGTGTCGGGGGTGGCACGCCTCTCGTCAAAGGAGCCGGTCAAACGGGTTCTACGCTATTGATTGATGGTTGCCCCATCAGTACGACGAATTGGCTTAAAAAGGGTGATTACTTCCAACTTGGTACGGGTTCTTCGTCACGACTGCATAAATTGATTGAGAATGCAAGCACCAACGCATCTGGCGAGGTGACTTTAGAGTTTCGCCCATCTTTGCGCGGTTCACCAGCGGATAACGCGCCGTTGACGATAACAAATGCCAAAGGCGTATTCAGGATGGACAGCAACACCGTCCCTTGGACTGCTGATGGTAAAGGTCAGATATATCGTTATTCTTTCACTGCGTCTGAGGATATATAGTGAGAGATATTGAATCAACATTAGTTACCGTTCTCGAAGGAAAGACCTGCGACGTTGCGTTGTTGGCTCAGATGAATTTTGATAGCGGCACACTCTACATGTGGACGGGCCTCGGTAATCTGACTTGGGACTCAAAGACTTTCATCGGTGGTGGAAACCTCATTGCGGTGTCGGGAACTGAGGAAACTCAAGCATTGCAGGCAAAAGGTCTTGAACTGACTCTCAGTGGAATTCCCGAAGAACAAATCGCGCTCGCCCTGACTGAGAAAACTCGCTATCGCCCATTTAAAATGTGGCTAGCTTCCGTGTTTGAATACACAGTAATAGGTACGCCCTATCGAATATTTACCGGTATGATGGACGTGCTAGCGATGAATGATAAAGGTGCGACAGCCGCTTTGACTCTCAGTGTTGAGAATTCTTTAATCATCGGGCAACGCGATAAGCGTCGCCGTTACACGATTGAGGATCAGCGAAAATACTACCCAAATGATACAGGTTTGAAAAACATACCAGCACTTCAGGATAAAGAGGTGGTATGGTAGAGAGATTGCAGAATTGGCCCATCAGATTCTCGACCTATTTAAGAGAACGCAAAGACATGCCTTTCAAATGGGGAAGCCATGACTGTCTGACGTTCGTTTCTGGCGCTGTAGCCTCAATCACTGGTTACAATTTTCAAGATGAGTATCTACCCTACGATAACGAAGAAGTCGCTAAAGAATTGCTAGAATTGTCCGGTGGTGTAGAAGGCATCATTAGTCGGAGATTAGGTCATTCAGGGACGGAAAACATTCTCACAGCAAAGCGTGGGGACGTGGTTCTGTATAAAGCAGTAGAGGGTGATACGGCTGGTATTGTAGATGATAGTGGGCGTTTTTTCTGCGTGATTTCTCAACGAGGTTTGGCGCGTTTGCCTTTGCGCGCAGCCTCCCGTGTGTGGAGTTATTGAGATGCCGCAGGTAGCAGTTGCAGCAGTTGTGGCCGGAGCATCCAGTTATCTATCTGGTGCAACCTTTCTTGGCGTAATCATGGCGGTGGCACGCTCTGCTATTTTCTCAATGATTTCTCAAGCATTGACACCGAAACCGAAACGTCCTTCAAACGGTGGCGTTGTAACGAATAAGCCTGGTACAGTTGCCATTCGTCAGAGTGATTTGACTCATACTCGTGTGTACGGCCACACTCGCGCGGTTCGTGGATACGCTCAGATTGAATCAACCAATACCAATAAAGACCTTCACATCATACTGATGCTTTGTCAGGGTGAGTTGCGAGCAATCAATGAGGTTTGGATAAACGACTACGCCATTCCAAATGATTGGCTCGATGTGGATGGAAACGTCACGCAGGGTCGTTATGCGAACAAGCTACAGATTCGTAAGCATCTCGGCGCTCCCGATCAATTGGCCGATACAGTGGCTATAGCCAATATCCCAGGCTGGGGAACTGACGATAGACTTCAAGGTATTGCATATCTCTACTGTAAACTCATTAAAGACAATGATGTTTTTCCAACCGGCGTGCCGAATATAACCGCCGTTGTAGAGGGGCCGACTCTTTATGACCCCCGCGTTTCAGCGTTGAGATGGACGACCAACCTCGTCCAATTCGCTCGTGATTTTATTCTGGCAGAGGAATATGGGTATGGTTCAGAGAGTGAAGATACTGATGACGTAAGTATGTCGGCAGAAATGAATATTGCCGATGAAATGGTTACAGTTTCAGCTAAAACTTTCAGTGTGACCGCAGTTGATACCGCATTGGATTTATTGACTCTGAGTGGTGACATACTCTCGTTGGAATTCGGTGACAGAGTTACCATTACAACCACCGGCGCGCTTCCAACCGGTTTAAGCGCCGCAACAAATTATTTTGTCATACCGTATCAAATCAAAGGAACGCCTCGTATTGGTCTCGCTACGACCTTTGAGAACTCGATGGCTAAAACGTATATCAATCTCACCACATCTGGTTCAGGTGAAATGACGATAATCAAAAATGCTGAACCGCGTTATCACGGTGGCGGCAGTTTTGATACCGAAGCAAATCTCAGCGCAACACTTCTCGATATAACGGTCAGCATGGCTGGTCGCGCTTATCCAATTGGCGGTGCGTGGACGATACTTTCCGGTGCGTGGCGCTCTCCAGCCGTTGAATTTACGATAGCCGATATTCGCGGCGATGGTATTATTTGGAAGAACGGGCTTTCGATGAGCGAGTCCTACAACGTGGTAAAAGGAACTTTTTCAGGGCCATCGACTTATTTCCAAGATACTGACTATCCGGCAGCGAAATATGGCACTTTCATTGCGGAAGATAATAACCAAGAATCCGTAAAAGACTTGAATCTCCCTTTCGCTACCCGTGCGACTATGGCGCAGCGAGTGGCGAAGATTGAACTGTTTCGTGGTCGTCAAGGAATTTCAGTTCAGGCTACCTTCAGCACTAAAGCCATGCAGGTTCAGCCTGGCGATGTAATTCAGTTGACAATTGCCCGATATGGCTGGGTACAGAAAGAGTTTGAAGTCACCAAATTTATGTTTGATGCGAATGAGGACGGATTATTCTGCAAACTTGATTTGCGTGAAACCGCGCAGGAAATCTATGATTGGGGTAGTGGCGAAGCGATTGATTACGATCCAGCGCCAAACACTATTCTCAGCAGCCCATTTGATGTGAGTATTCCAACTTCGGTTGGTTTCAACTCTCGGTATGTGGAAACCAGCGGCGGTGACACAATTTATACTCTCCAGCTTCAGTGGGATCAGCATCCTGATGCGTTCGTTCGTGAACGTGGAGGTTTTGAGATTCAGTTTAAGCGTTCAATTGATGTGGATTGGCTGCCCGCTGCTCCCGTGGATGGTAATCTGACTCAAGCAGATGTTGTCACTGCCTCAGCCGGTACGAGTTATGATTTACGCATCAGGGCTGAAAATAGACTCGGCGTGCGTTCAAATTGGGTCACTATCGAAGGCGCGGTTGCTGGAACCAGTGGTGGAGTAACGGTGAGTAACGATTGGGGCAGTGTTGCATCTGCTGCAACTGTTTTTAACGATTGGGGCAGTGTTGCCGACCCTGTTGGGACTAGCGATGATTGGGAATATGTTGTATAAGGATGAGTTATGAGCACAGAAACTAAAATCAGACGTGGTACAGGCGCACAATGTGATGCTATGACACCTGCTGAGGGTGAAATCATCTATGACATGACGAATGATCGTCTACGCATTGGTGATGCTTCATTGGCAGGTGGGCATAAACTCCCCAATGCTGTCGATATTCAAAAGGGTACTTTTTATACGGTAAACGCTACTGGAACGGACACGTTGACAGTAACGCTTGACCCTGTACCCGCTTCGTATTTCACCAACATGACTGTGGTATTCAAAGCTGCTGCTACCAACACTGGCGCAGTAACTCTGAACGTCAACAGCCTCGGCGCAAAAAATGTCTATAAAGCGTCATCTGGCGCGCTTGGCGCACTTGCTGCTGGAGACCTCACTATCGGCGCGTATTACACCGTGCGATATGACGGTACGCAGTTCGTGCTTGAGGGCAGTGCAGGAGGTGTATCAGCCGTAACAGGTAGCGGAGGCATCACTGTATCGCCAACCACCGGTGCGCCAAATGTTAGTATCAATACGAATAATGCGATGGGTGTGGGGGCGATAGCTTTATTGAGATACACTGATACCCCTAACGTGACCAACGGCTCAACTACTTCTGGGGTCAACTTACTCCCGATGACTTTCGTTTATTCTGCGACTTTTGGTAACTGGACGAGTACATCGGGTTCTGCGGTATCAGGAACTTGGCGAAACATTAGTGGCAATACCATAGGTAACGCAGGTGTTGGCATATTCATTCGCACAGCGTAACAGGAGAAAATGATGAAGATAGCTTACGCAAATAGCCCACGCTGGGCAAATGAAGCAAACAATCGGATTGTATTGACCGTGCAGTTTGCGGAACTCAATGAGCCTGTGGAGTTCCTCGCATCGCCTGACGATGTGGAGGCGCACGGGGTAACGCTTTATAACAACGCTGTAGCCGGTCTTTACGGGACGGTGGCAGCGTATGTCGCGCCACCAGCGCCACCAACTCCTGTCCCAACTGAGATTACCGCCTTGCAGTTTCTTTTACAGGCTGCAACGGATGGTATCATCACTCAGGTTGAGGCGCTTTCGGCTGCTCAAACAGGGGCAGTACCCGCGCTTATTCAGGCAGTGTTTGACACGCTTCCATCGGAGCAAGGATTTGTTGCGAAAGTGAGATGGGCTAGAATGACTGAAGTACCGCGTAATGATCCACTCGTTGCGGCTGTTGGACAAGTGCTGGATATGACCACGCAAGAGATGGATCAGTTCTTCATTGCGGCGGCGGCTTTATGAGCATATTTAGTACAATTTTTAAGGCTCTTATTACGCCAGATTCACAGAATCGTGATTGGTATGCTTGGGCAAGCAACCAGTGCAGTCACGCATTATTTGGCGTATTTATTGCTGTTCTATACCCCACAAACCCATTTCTCATGACTTTTTTGATTGCGTCATTGAAAGAAATCTTTGACATTGCCCGAATTACTACGTTTAATACCATGAAAGATTCTTTGATAGATGTATCATTTTGGATGGTCGGCGCAAGTGTTGTAACGCTTCAAGACCCTGTAATTGGTATATTTTTCATGATTGCTTTTCTTTTGATGGGAATTGTCCCAAGATTGCGAAATCCTTTCTGATCGTCTCGCCTGCCTTCAACTTGGGTCACAATGTAAAAGTTGTGACCCATTTTTATGGACAAATTGAGCAAACTGAGGCATTTTAGTCGAGTGAGACATTTTCTTCGGGGTACATCATGAGTGAATATATCATCGGAGCAAAAATGTCAGTGGTAGGCGCTACGATAATCGGTGGTATTCTGGCCCTCCCATACCTAAAAATGACACGGACGCAGAAGATGTTATCCGTCCCATCTGCCGTGTTCATGTCCTATGAACTCGCCACACCCATTTCGCTGTGGGTAGGTCTGCCAGAGGGAGCAGTTGGCGCACTTATGGGCTTGTTCGGCATGGCAATTTGTCACTTGATTTTTGAATCGTTGCAAAAAAGTGACCTATCTGTTAAGTTTGCTGACATTGTAGCACTTTTTCAAAAAGGTGAGTAACATGCACATCGCCGTAGGAACTTTGATTTTCTTAGTGTGTTTTTGGGCGGTATTTAGCCCGCGAGTCCGTGATGGATTCATCGGTCGTCATCTTCTGACTTTTGCGGCTATTTCGGGTGTTGGATTTGCCTATAGTGGTGAACTCAAGGCGTTCTTCACTTCCTATGTTCTGGTGATGCTTTTTTCCGCGCTTTTTCTCACCCGTGAAATATGGAAGATGAGACATGCCCAAGTGGATTGACATAGCTTGTAAATATATTGGTACGCGTGAGATTTCTGGCGCGGTTAACAATTCAACCATCGTGCGTTGGTGGAAAGATATTAAATCATCCATTCGAGATGATGAGACCCCATGGTGCGCGGCGTTCGTAGGCGGTGTACTGGAAGAATGCGGTATAGTATCAAGTCGTAGCGCCGCAGCGCGTTCGTATTTGAAATGGGGCAAGAACCTCGTAATACCAGCAGTCGGCTGCATTGTCGTATTTTGGCGCGGATCACCTAATGGCTGGAGTGGACATGTTGGCTTTTTGGTGGGTAAAGATGCAGCAGGGAATCTGATGATTCTCGGCGGAAACCAAGGCAATGAGGTCAACATCAGACCATTTCCTCAATCTCGCGTCCTGTCCTATCGCTGGCCGAATAAGGAATTCGCACCGGATACTCGTGAACTTCCTATTCTGGCCTCGAATGGACAACTTTCGACAAATGAGGCGTAAATGTGGCTAAGACTCGCACCCTATCTTATCGGCTTTTTCACTGTAGCATCTTTCCTTGCGTGGGTGGACGATAGAGCGTATGATAGCGGCAAGGCTGCTGCTGAGAAAGTATGTAAGGAAGAAACCGTACCAACGGCTGTCGGTGAAAATCAGGCAATTTGTGATGCTTTGACACAGACGACCAAGGAGGAAAACGATGCGCTTCATAATGATGTTACTAATCTGCGCAATATTTATGACCGGCTGCGGTCATCTAAGCCAATCATCGCCAAATGTTTGCCACTTGCCTCAAATAGCGACGGGAACGCTCGATCCGATGGCACGTCCAAACCTGTTGCAGGAGTGGGAGTTCATACGGAATGGCTCGATAGAACATTCTACGAAGCAGCCAACGATATCGCCAGAGGACAATCCTGCCAGCGTCAACTTACACATATTTACGAATTGAACAAGTGAGGGGAAAACATGCCTAAATCAACTGACACCTGTAATAAAATTTTAAATCTGATGTATCGCGCAGCGGCGTGGGCAAACGTTGCAGATAATGCGGCATCTTCTCCGCTGACAAACACGTATGTTGGTTTACATACTGCCGACCTTACTGCGGGTACTAATTCTCAAGCACAAAACGAAACAGCTTACTCGAATTATGCTCGTCAAGCCGTGGCTCGTTCTACTGGTTGGGATGCGGCTTCAGGCGGTACGACCGATAATGCTGCAACAATTTCGTTCCCGCAATGCGGTGTCACCGGTGCAACTGTTAGCCACGTATCAGTGGGTGTTGGTGCATCAGGGGCAACAGCCGTATGGCATTATGGCGCGCTAAATAGTTCTCTCGCTGTGGCTAACGGAATTACCCCTCAATTTGCAGCGGGCGCATTGACAATCACGGAGGCTTAATTGTCAGACAAACGCTCAGAGTTTCAAAAGAAGATAGACGCTACTTTCGGGATGCCTCTATACTATTGCGCTGAGTGTAAACTTTCAGTGGATGTTAAGACAACAAACGGAGAAGTAAGTATTAAGCGCCCTTGCGGTGATGAATGTTTGGCAGAAGTCATTGCCCCGCGCCGTGCTATCGCGGTTGGTAAAGGTGGCGCGTCCATGAATACACGAGCAAAGATTGCTTTTTACAAGTTGCTTGCATCTATGACAGGTAGGTGTGTTTAATGGGGATTCGCAACATTTCTCGCTTTGCTAAAGCCATCGCAGAGGACGGGGCGTTTTTTCACGCTTGGTTTCATAAAACATCCGCCCCAACTCCTGTAGCGGGTAGTTGGCTCGACCTTTCTATGGGAGCCGGAATTCCTAAATACAACGCCTATGTTGGTAGCCAGAATACCGCAACTCCCTTTATTGGTTCAGCCAATGATGGGATTTTCATCGGCGCTAATCCTCTTGCGGGACAAAAACGTTACATGAATACCATCATGACTCAGGCGACTTCTAACGCATTAGCGCCAGGCTGTGTCATGATGATGGATTATCTGATGCACTACCCGTTGACCGATGGAGATAGCACGGATCAACAAGACATGGATAACACACTGACCCTTCCTCGCTATACATCAGGTGATGACGTGCAATGTATGGCAGTATGCACGACTCCAATGGTTGCCAATGCGATATGTACCGTGCGGTACACCAATTCCGATGGTGTTTCAAACAGGGTATCAACTTTTAATTTGGTTGCGACAGCCAATGTCGGAACGATAGTAAGCGCACCTGATAGCAGCGCCTCATCTAACCGTCGCAGCGCGTTCATTCCTCTCGCAAACGGTGACAGGGGTATTCGCTCAATTCAAAGCGCCACAATGTCTACAGGTTCGGGAGGATTCTTTGCCCTCGTGCTGGTTAAACCTTTGACGCAGATTCAAATGCTGGAGGTCGGCGTACCTGTAGAAATCAATCTCATTCCGCAGCGTGGCGGAAATGCCGTAGCCGTTGAGAATGGCGCATATTTAAACATGATTGCTTTGGTGAATAATACTGGCGCAATCGCCCCATTTCGGGGTATGGTTGAACTCGCAATACAGTAGGGGATTTTATGTCTTTTTCTAGCATGGATGACTTGGTTTCAGAAATCAGCAACGGTAAATTCACCCGTGCAGATTGGAACAAGATTACCGGTGGTTCAGCCTATGCTGCGGGTCGTTGGTATGACTTCAGCGGCTTAGGTGGAACGCCCGTAGCAAACGCTTGGGCCGGTACAGCGTTGAACTGGGTAAGTTGCAACGAATCTGCGGGTAACGGTACGCAAATCTTTGGTATTCCGCACGGGGGCAACGTATCTACCGATACGAAGCACATTCTTAACATGGCAGCAGTCACGGCGGTTGCCACGGGTGTACCAGGCGTTCTCATGCTAGTTGACCTTCAAGGTTACTGGCCTGGTATCTCAAACAACTCGGCGGTAGCGCAAAACCTTGTTGGAACTCCTACTCTACGTTATACGAACGGTGTTGGTTGTCGTCTTTTCGCCGTACAAACGGCAGTCAACGGAGCCACGGCGCAAAACATTGCATTAAGCTATACCGATAGCGCTGGTAACGCCGGTAACGCTCTACCAGTTACCGTGGCGATGACAGCTTCAACCGTTGTTGGTCATATCGGCCATTCTGGTACGGCTGCAAACAACTACGGCCCATTCTTACCACTTGCTTCAGGCGACCTCGGCGTGCAAAACGTAGCGAGCGTAACAATGTCTGCTGCAAACACTGGTACTTTTGCACTTTGCCTCGCCCGCCCCTTGGCTCAAATTCCTATTACGACCGTTTCGGTAATGGCAGAACGTGACCTTCTAAACCAGCTTCCGAGTTTGCCACAAATTAAAGACGGTGCGTGCCTGACTTGGTTGTATTTCGCAGGTGCGGCAACCGCAGCAAACACCAACTTTTACGGCTCACTTGAAGCAGCGTGGGGCTAGGTGCTTAAACAAAACGGCACAATAAATAGTCAATACCCTTTTCGTCTCACTGGTGGTGGGACGGTTTCGGGTTCCCGTGCCATGTGGGGTAGAACTGAACGAATAAATCAACACGTCACCGATGCTATAAGTAACACTCGCGCAGCCGTTCCTAATGGTCATCTCGCGCCGAGCGCTTGGATTTTACCACAAGTATCGGGTGGATTATCAACCACAAATGAAGCAAGTGGCTCAGGTGAGTTATCTGCTTCAATTTTGGCTGTGAAATTAGCCGAAGCGGGGCTTACCGGCTCAGGCGATATGAGTGCTGTTGGAAGTCTTATTGTTCAATTACTTGCCGATCTCGCCGGTTCAGGTGAGATAAGCGCGGCAGACCTCAAAGCATTTCTTCAGATGGTTGCCTCACTCAGCGGCTCAGGAAGCGCAGCAAGTTCTACATTAACCGGTATTGGAGCACTCGTTGCGGCATTACTTGGTGACGGTACAGCCGCAACAAGTATCCTCACTGGTCGAGGCGCTATGGCTGCCGATATTGTCGTTACGGGGACAGGTCTCACTACGTCCAATGTGGGGCAAGCCGTATGGTCAGCCATAGCTGCGGCGAACAACTCCACCGGCACAATGGGTGAGAAACTCAACGATGCCGGTAGCGCTGCAAATCCGTGGACTGAGGTGATTGAATCAGGCTTTACGGCTGCTGAGGTTCTTCGCATTCTCATGGCTGTGGCGGCTGGGGATGCGACAGGTATGGATGGTTCTGCGGTATTCAAGTCGATTGACGGTACAAAAGACCGTGTAACCGCGACAATCTCTGGTGATGATAGAACCGTGACCGATAGGGACGCTTCGTGAGTTATTTTGGCAAATTCAAAGGCTCCTACGCTGGTTCGTGGTGGGGAACGCTGGTTGCCATATTCACCCCGTCCATTTCTGGCGTGTGTGAGGTTTTCTCACGTTTTGCATATTCAGCGCGCGCCACAGATGGTACACCCTCTCAAACTGTAAATTCCGTGCAGATTTACAGAACACAGGCTGTAGAGTTCGTGCCCACTATGACCATATCCCACTCATCCCTCAATCCAACCAATTTAACCCACATCCCTCAAAGTGAATCAGTCACGGTAGCCGCTGCATCATCTACAAATGCAGATAAAATGCCGCAAAATGAATCAAATTCGTTGATTTCAACGCTTAAACAGAGTAACTTCGTAACTGATTCAACTGCGGAAATTTTATGAGCAACACTTATCTGATTGGTAACGCTGTACGACTCTCTGCGGTGTTCAGAGATTTTGCCGGTAATCCAGCCGATCCGACTGCTGTGACTCTTTCAGTGAAGAAAAATGGCGGAAGTGTTGAAACCCCAACACCCGTCAATAGCGCTATTGGTCACTACTATTATGACTATGAACCAGCAACAGCGGGTACATATTCTTACCGATTTGCGGGAACTGGAGACGTTGTGTCGGCCACTGAAGGCTCATTCACTGTAACACCTAGTACCGTGGTCTAAATTACCAGTTTCGCAGCCTCATGCACGTACCACGAGTAATCAATCGTGCTGAAGTCAAAGTCTTTCGCATCGTTACAGATTGATACCTTATAACCAGCACAGATAGCGCCGGAGCGCTGCTCGTATTTACTCTTGTTCTTCGTGCAGACGCGCTCATCCCACTGACCACCTGTTTCAGCCATGACGCGCTGGTATTCAGCATCACTGACACCGTTGGCTTTCTTATAGGCTCCCTCGACCCCCAGAGATGGCGCTAATTTCATCAATTCTGAGCCATTCGCGCTAACATAGTACCGAGTGACCCTCTGCTGTTTCACACCTCTGTAAAGCAAAGTATCGCCCCTCCGCACCTTTACTGAACACATAAAGTCGAACGGATTGGTACACATGCGGATGTATTGCTCAATGTCGCAGCCGTGTACCATGTTCGCTACAGCAGCCCTGATGGATATGGAGTTGCTCAGGTCTTTATGAAAAGCAGGTGGTTGAGAACTGACTATCGAACCAATGTAATCGAGAGGCTCCGGTGTCCAGTACGCACCTTTGGTTTTATATTTCAGCATTTAATTTCTCACTCTATCGCCATGATTTGGATGAAAACCGTATTCTCTTTCAGCAATTTTTCTAGCTTTCACGGCATCTGCGAAATCCTTAAAATAACCTAATACGATTTCCCGATTGTTGACACATATTCTAGCTCTATATGATTTCTCGCGTTTCAACCACTGTACGCCTGTGACACCTGTTTTAGTATTTTTCTGAACGCCCATATTTCTGTGATTTTCACGATTGCTAACCTCTCGTAAATTAGATAAACGATTGTCACTTTTTATACCGTTGATGTGATCCACTTGGTCAGGTAAATAACCATGAATCATAAACCATATAATTCTATGAGATTTGTAATCTCTATTAAAAATTGAACCTACCCGATAACCTTTTTTATCAAGAGCATTCAAAGCAAGTTTACCAGCCCAAGCGCCGTTCCAACATCTAGAAGATTGAGAAGTTGGAAAATATTTTTCACTGCGAATTTTCCACCTTAATTCACCATTTTCGGGGTTGTATTCAAGTAACTCTTTCAAGATTTCTTGAGTCAGATTCATTCCTCATACTCCGCAATATATGAATTTACGTCACGAATAAAAAATCTAGTAAAATTCTGACTTTCGAGCGTTAAGCCTGTTAATTTTTCCCACTCTTTACAGTGAGATGCAGCTAACGGTTCATTATCTCGATGGATGAAATAACTAACACCATCCGTATTTGCTTGTAGAATCTGTAAAGTCGGTACGGTAGATAGTTTTTCAATCAACATCGCAAGCATTAGCTGTCCATTGATCGTGATTGTCATTGTGAAGGCGGGATCAAAAAACGGGCTGTATGGGCTATTACTCTTGCCGTACACACCGTTCGCCGCGAGTTTAAGAGCATTGGCCTCTGGGCATTTCTTACCCTTCTCGGTTTGCCATTTTTTACGCTCTTTCGGTATCTGCGAGTAAACCTGCGTGAACGCTTCACCGAGATGCTCTGGTGCTAGATTATTGACTATCGCAATGGATGGGTAGAGACTCGCCACGTCAATATCGCGTATCAACCACTCATCTGTCGCAACGACACGCTTACGCTCAAGACTACCGTGAATACCACCTACACCAAAGTAGAACTCTACACCACCCACCAAGGCTTTAAGGTCGGTGAAAACGCCTTTGGTTTTGATACCTGAATCCTCATACATATCCTCAGAGCGCAGCACTTGCGCGCGCAAATAAGTCAAAACGTGCTGGAACGCAGGGTTTTGGAACTGAATATACGGGAAGATAATCTCATTCAGCGCAACGGACGTTCGAGGTGTTTGCCTGATTTTTTTGCGCCCCGTGCTGAAATCGTAGCAGAGGTCGTTTCCGAGTTTACGAATAATAATTTGTTCACCAATCTTGGTGTCATTCCAGTTTAGCACATCGACACCAAATTGGTCAATAAGAGAGATGCGGAAATTGATAGCGTCCATACTTGACAGAGCAAATTGCTTCGTTTTGCTCACATCATGACGGTTGTAAGGTATTAAAAGGTCATCAATCTGCTGCGCGTTCAACATCGTCCCATTCTCGACGGGCATATCGACAACGGTTTCGGCACGCATATTGACCTGAAGATATTTCAGGCTCGTGGACTTTGCAGGGTTGTCGAAGTGGTATAGTTTGAATAGGTCGATTTGTGGGATGTGGCGCTTATCAGGCCATATCGTATGACCGAATTTATCACCACTCTCGATAATAGACATTGCCTTGGTGTAAATCTGCTCTACGGACGCGGCGTTGTTCTCGATGAGAAAGTGAATCACTGGATAGTCGAAGTGAATACCATTGAAGGTTATCATCGGTGTCTGAGTCTGAGCCAGCCATTGCAGCCATTGCAGCAGTTCTCTGCGGTCGTCGCGTCTGTGCGATATTTCCCACACCCACTTTGGCTCGTCTTGAAACAATGGCTCCATCGCCACGGTGAAGCAGTTTGGGAAAGTTTCAATATCTAGGACAACTGCGCTAGTGAGGTTCATTTAATTCTCCAAACCCATTGCTTATCGTCAATGACCCGACGAGTATATTTCTGACGATGCGCGCGATGCCGCGCCGCCATCACACTTGCCATCCTGTCAGAACTGATGCCTTCAACGATGAAACAATCACCGATTTCTAACTCATTCCAAGGATAGACTTTTGTTTGACCGCGAGATTTCTTTCCGTTACGAACCTCTGGTATTGGTACTTGCCGCCTTATTTCTATTTTCATGAACTGCAATCCTGTTAAACAAACGTCGCACAAAATACTGGCGAGCAATGCTTATCACTGTAAAAATCGCCAATATCTGCAAGTTTTGATGAAAGTCGATGTGTATCCCATAAAGAGGAAATATCACCAACTGCGTAGTCAGAGAAACGCCCATACCGATACCCGTGCTGATGACCGATTCGGTGAGGGAGCCTTTCTTACTTTGCATTGGTGAAATCCTCAATCATGTGAGCAACAATGTCGTACAAATCATGCACTGATCCGTCATTGTTAATCTCATAGAGTGGGCAACCGGCCAATTCGATGTATGAACGGCTATCATTCGCAAAAGATGTACCATGACGTTTGAGGTGAGCAATTGCCACATTCTTTTTACCGAACGCTTTGGTAAGGACGTTGGCTTCCTCGACAAACCCGCAGTCCGAAATAACTACTACAGGTCGTCTCAGTTGCTTCAGACTCGTCACTGCCACATTTGCCCAGAAATCGTGACCAAATTTAGGCTTTACGACTTCCTCGCTCATCCAAATATAGGCTTGGCGCGGTGTCATACCATGGAACGCATCTTGCGACACGTCCTTCACAGAATTGAAATGTTCCTCTTTCGCATCCGCAAAACCAAACATCGAATGAATCGCATTCTTCAGTGGGCCAGCGAAGCGATGTTTAGCGCCTTTGTTACCGAGGATATCCATCGCAAAATCTGATGCGGTGTCTTTCCCTGAGCGTGGTGGCCCATTGAACAAAATCACCTTGATTGCATCATCTGTTGAGAAATATTCCTCACCTTCCACAGTTTGTAAAAGTTCTTTACCGAGCGTATGACGCGCTGTTTCATCTTTTGCATCTGTGATAGCATCACAAAGAGCGTTGATTTTCTTCTCACGCTCGGACTTTTCAAATTCAGCCATATTTTTCTCCACTAATTAGTAGGACTTGCCGTTTTCTGCGGCGCGATTCTCTAGTTTATGATCGGGGCGAACCGCGTTGAAAGACATTTTTTCTTCAATTGCGCCGCCGAGATCGAGACCCATTGCACCTGCCAAGTCAGCAATGCGAATCATCGCGTCAGCAAGTTCGACTTCAACCATTTTGCGATGCGGTAATTTATCATCTTGTAAATTTTTACGATGACCTTCCATCGCTTCTGAGATTTCAGAATGTATAAGGCAAAGTTTCGCAGGAACAACGTGGCGATCCGATAAATCCGTGCCATTCCACCAACCTGCGGTGGATGAGGCATTATGTGCCAATTGCACAAAATTGTTTATTTTTTCTTTGATTCCGTTACTCATATTGTTCTCCGTATGCTCAAAGGGATGGTGGCCGTTTTCTCAAAGCAACTTTAACGCCTAACCTTACGGCTTCGGCATCCCCAATGGTTAAACACATTCCCACCGTCCACTTATGCGGCACGGTTCATTTCTGAGCGCGCCGCATAAGTGACAAGGTGGTTTACTATCGCCCCGTTGGAGCGCCAGGCATACCCATCGGCATATTAGAAGGGTATCCCATCGCAGGGGATGCGGGAGATTGGGCAAATCCTGCCGGTGCAGGCATACCTACAACGGGTTGACCAGTCATCATCTGCGGATAACCCGCAGTCGGTTGAGGCTGCGGGGCTTGACCTACCGCATTCTGCACGAAGTCGTGCGCTGGAGCCGCAAAGTGAGGGTGTGCAGGTGCAGCCATCGACATTGGAGCCTGAGCAACTGGTGCAGTCATAGCCATTGGCATCACGCTTGGCATCGTGGGTTGCTGCGACATACCGGCAAACTGCATCGCTTGGAAGTTGGCAAACTTCTCCTTCGGATCGACCGAAGCAGTCACAATCTTCTGACCAAAGCCCAAGTGAATCAAACACTGAGGGTTGACATAAAGACCAGGTTTGCGAGTCCCTGAGTTCCCATTGTATTTGAGACTCGTGCTGACAGCCACATAGTCGCCGCAGTTTACGTTCTCGACAGGGAATTGGTCAAAGTCGTTCGGGTTATTTGGCTTCGCTTTATAGACAGGTGGTGGGAAACCCTCCGTGCTATAGTTGATGACGAAATGACCGGCGTAACCTTCGTGGCGATTGTAAGGTTTACCCTCGCTATCAACTCCATCACCGTCGATGAATTTGTAAGCGAAACTCTGCGGAATCCCATTAGGGAACGCAGCAAGCGCTTCATTGTAGAAAGCGGGCCAGTATTGTGTGTTGAAAATAGACTTCTCAACCGCAACACCGAAATAAATTTGCTCACGCGGCTCACCACGCTCGTTGACTTTTTGTTTTTTGGTTACGTCATCAATCACAGGTTTTTTAACACCTGGATGACCACGCACGATGCGCCCTTGAATGATAATCTCTTGCATTACTTCTCTCCTAGTTGGTTAAATTAAATAACTTCTTCACGGTATCATTGGCATCACGCTTTATCAGTTTGACACCCTTCTCACGTCTTTCACACAACGCATCCACAACCTCTTGCGCCAAGCCAGACTTTACAGCCTGTGCCGGTGTAATAAGTTGTTTCTTTCCAAGGTCTTTACCGGTCAGCATCGCAGCCGTTTCAACCGTTACGCCTGATTTCCACTGCTTGTTGGTCAATTCTCGCTCGACTGTGTAGCCTGGCACGATTTTACCAGCCTTGATACGATGTAAGGCGAGGTCTGTCGCAGCCTTGCGATTCTGTTCGAGAATCTTAATGGCTCGCTCAGATTGCTCGATAATGAACGCCAGTGTAGCCTCATCAGGATTAGAAACGTAACCAAGTTCAGACACCTCCAAAGCGTTCATTGCAGCTTTTTGCGAAGCTGGACAGTTTATCATTCCAAGACAGTCTTTGCAATGTTTTCCAGTGTTCAACATGTTGTTTGGATTGGTGAGACACAGCATCATGTCGTTCCAATAATTCCAAACCTCACTCACAGTATATGTAACGCTGCGTACCCTTTTGCCCGATGGGTGGTGGGGGCGCGGCTGCCAGATACGCAGCGTTACATTCGTCACACTCGCGGCAATGGTTGAGTTAGTAAACAACCAACCGATAGCGTGACTCAACAACGTCCAGTTCTTCTCAGGCTCGATGATGCTCCATCCGTACTTGAAATCCCCAACGTATAACGTGGTTTCTTCAAGTGCGACCCAATCTGCCCGTCCGTTGACTTGATATGACTGACCATCACCGTATGAAGTCACGACCTCCACCGCACCCTTACCTCGAATGTCCTCAAGGCACGGGGTTACGGCTTCAACCATTTCTTCAGTGATATAAACTCCATTGAACGCTGGTCTCCCAACCAGTTCGTCCAACCCGAAGCGTTTGTTGAACACTTGCTCGATTAGCCAGTGTGCAGCATCCCCTTCATCACGCATCGCGTTATCAGGCTCAAAAACTTGAACCCTCGTGATGTTGCGCGACCCGTTACAGGCCATAAAGCGTGGGAGTTCATCTGCGGTGATGGTCAGCATTTCAACTACTTCCCGTCATTCGCCATTAGCTGCATTGCAAAAGCAATCATATCAGGGCGACCGGCAATGTCGTTGATGCTTTGCACTTGCACTTGGAACTGAATGGAAAGTCGCTGAGTAAGAGAGTTGATGTAGGTTTGCGCCTCAGCCATATTTGCAGCAAACATTGGCTGAATCTTACCAAATACATCAGTGATGGTGTATTGCGTCGGTGCAGTTACAATAGACGCGAGTTGAGTCACTGGAGGTAGTGGTGGAGTCACTGGTACAACAGGAGCCTCAGCCATGTGTACTGGAATATCACCTAACGCAGGTGGGATTGGATTACCCAAATGCGCAAATTGCTGATTTGGTACGAATGGGACGGGCTGGCTTGGTGTCGCCACCGTCATGCCGCGCAACTCGTTTACCACACTGATGCGGGTAATGTCATCTACACCACGACGAGCAACCCATACACCCTTAGCGGTTTTCTTTTTGTTGGACGAGTGAATGCGTTCGTCCCAAGGTAAACCTTCCGCATCAACCTGTCCGGTCACATCTTCTTCTTGGTCTTGTGAGTGAAGCGATTTGATCTCGGCTGGCGACACGAGTGGTTCGCTTCGCGCAGCCTCAAAGTTCTGATTGATGATGTTCTGCAACTCTGCATGATGTGCTGCAACCTTGTCAGCAAGTGCTGCAATCGTTGGTTCGTTCAGTTCTAATTTATAACCCATTTAATTACTCCATAGTGGTAAAATTTATCAGGAACTCATGATTACATTAAAACTTGACAGGGTGCAAGAACTTTTTTACAGTGTGAAAGAAAAAAGGAGAACCCATGCAATTCCAAATAAAATGTGAAACCTTCCTAAGACTCGCAAGTATCTGTAACTTCTTCGAGTCTCACACTCCCCACGATGTGAAAGAAAAATGCAATACCGTTCGGTTAGAAATAACCAAAGGTAAAGTTTTCGCAATCGCAACAAATGTAAAAATCGCGGCAGTTGAATATCTCGGCCAGACTGTCGAGAAAGATGGTGTAGCCCATGTGATTCTTGACCCGCAAATTTTAGAGCGTTGCAAGGCTGAATCATGGATGGATGGTTCACTTATTGTCAATACCATTCCTGAAATAGCTATAGCAAATATCTCGACCACAAATGGTTGGGTATATCCTGAGAATGGCTGCTACTGGTTTGAAGAAACACCTCTCAATGATTGGCGCAAATGGGCATCCGATAAACCCGCTAAAATCTCAAAGGGGATTATGTGGTGGAATCTTTATTACGTCGAATCACTATTGCGTTCGAGCAAATCTGGTAAAATCATCTTCCCTCAACACATCGACACGGATCAGCCCATCGTCCTGCGCGACAGAGAGAACCCGAATTGGGTTGGTCTATTTATGGCAGACCCTACGCCATACGAGGACAGGGTGGTTCAACCTGCGATGCTACCAGAATGGTGGATGAAATGATTACATTAAAATGTAAAGTGAGATGGCGTTCAGATACCGCAACACTTCTTCGCTTTGGTGAAGATGAAATATGGTTTCCAAACGCGCAAGTGAATGACAACGGAGACGGGACGGTTACAATGCCACGCGAGATAGCAAAGCGTAAAGGAGTGGAAAAATATGAAGCCTAGATATTGCCAAGTACCGCATAACCCGCCACACTCTTACGGTGACTGTATCCGTGCGTGTATAGCAACAATGATTGACCGCGATGACGTGCCGCATACGTTCGATGGCGCAGATAATGAAAAATCTTGGTATGATTTACGTTCTTATCTGAAAAGTCACGGTAAAAATATCGCGTTGTTTATTTATGAAGGTGATGACCCGATGGATTGGATGCGCGAAGTCAATCACGATATTACCTACATGCTTATGGGTAGTGATAAGCATAAAGTAAATCACGCGATTGTTGTTAGCTATTTATCAGGTATGCGTACTACACACAACCCAAGCTACACTACAATGACCGACCCACTGATTGAGGGTTTCTACGTTATCTGCGTCATCGTATGAAAAAGTTTATCAGACAATTACTTTGCTGGCATATATGGAATTTTACATGCTGGATTGGCTCAACACATTATTGGGAAACATGCTGTAAATGCGGTAAGGATAGGAAAATAGACACATGGTAAAACCAATTATAGCTGTGTGGTTTTCTTGCGGCGCGGCATCAGCAGTTGCGGCTAAAATCGTTGTAGAAAAATACAGCAATTTTGCCACTATTCGCATTCTTAACAATCCTGTAATTGAAGAACATTCAGACAATATTCGCTTTAAGAATGATGTAGCCAAATGGTTAGGCGCTGAGATAGAAACAGTAATAAATCCGTCTTATCCCTCTTGCAGCGCTGAAGAAGTATGGGATGAACGGTCATTTATGTCTGGTATTCATGGCGCACCATGCACCCTTCTCTTAAAGAAGGAAGCGCGACGTAAGTGGGAAATGACGAATCAAGTTGACTATCATGTTCTCGGTTTTACAGTTGATGAACACAAGAGATGGGTTAATTTTCTAAAAGAGCGCAACAATACAATTCCTGTTTTAATTTATGAAAATCTTAAAAAATCTGACTGTTTCCGTATTATCAATAAGGCTGGTATCGCATTGCCGGAGATTTATAAACTTGGCTACCCTAATGCTAACTGTATTGGATGC